CACGACGCTCTTCCGATCTAAAGTCTATCTGGATTAAAAAAGTGCCGCTCATACGTCAGTATGGGCGGCTTTTTGCTGATAAAATCAGCGCAGCAGGCACAAGATGAGCCCGTAAATCACGCTGGCGCTGATTCCGAAGACCAGCACTGGGCCGGCCACCACGAACAGCTTGGCGGCGGTGCCGGTGATGAGCCCCTCGCTTTTAAACTCCAGGGCGGGGGATACCATGGCGTTGGCAAAGCCGGTGATGGGGACCAGGGTACCGGCCCCGGCGTGCTTGGCCAGCTTGTCAAACCAACCCAGTCCGGTGAGCAGAGCGGCGGCCAGGATCAGCGTCACCGATGTGGCGGTGCCCGCCTGGTTCTTGTCCAGCCCCCAATTTTGATATAAATTGGTCAGTACCTGACCAATGGTGCAGATGATGCCGCCCACCAAAAAAGCCCACACAAGGTTTTTACCCATGGGAGAGGGCTTGGAGCGCTCGTTGACCAGTTTGCCGTAGTCCTGATTTGTCATATCCAAAATCCGTCACCTCGCAGATTACTTTTTCCTAGGATGTACGATCGGACCAAAAATATGCGTGCTGGGGTATGAATGGGACGACTTGCGCATACATTGCCAGGGAGAGAGGTGATCGGGGTGTATTATGGAAAACGTCAGTTGATTTTAACGTGGATTGCCGCGGTATTGACGGGGACGGCCCTCCATTTTTTGTACAGCTGGCAGCCAAACGCGGTCACGGCGCTGTTTTCCCCCATCTGCGAGAGCCTTTGGGAGCACAGCAAGATCGTCTTCTGGCCCTATCTGCTGGCCGCTTTGTGGCTGAACTGGGAGCGTCCAGGTGGAATCCGGCCCTGGCTGCTGGCGTTGCCTTTGATGGTGGCGGGGATGCTGGTTCTGGGGTTTGGTTACCATGTACTGGCGGGAGGCGAGGCGCTTTGGGTGGATATCGTCCTCTATCTGGCGGTCATGGGCTTCGGATTTTGGCTGCCGGGGCGGTTCTCCGGGCCGTTCAACGGAGTGCGGTGGGCTATCCCAGTGGCGTTGACGGTGCTGCTGGGCCTGCTGCTGGGGCTGTTTACCTTGTGGCCCCTGGAGCACGTCCTCTTTGCCGATTTATCCGTCGCCGGGGCTTGGCTTCCGCTGCCCTGCTGAGCTTTACTTTTCCCACAAATCAATAGTATAATGGGGAAAATAAAGTGCAAAGGGGCGGAAGAGATGGTCCTATACGGAATGAAAGGAATGCGGCAACGGCGGCAGGCCTATGATTTGTTGGCTGCGGCGGCAAAGGAGCATTGGGGACTCTTGTCTCTGCCTCCGATGGAGCGGGGGGAAAAGGGAAAGCCCAGCTTCCTGGGCGAAGTGGGCAGAGAGTTTAACCTGACCCACAGCGGCTCTCTGGCGCTGTGCGCCCTGGACAGCGCCCCGGTGGGGGTGGACATTCAGATCGTCAAAGCCTGGCGGCCCAGTCTGCCCGGGCGGGTGTGTGCCCCAGAGGAGCTGATCTGGCTGGATGCTGGGGAGGACCGCTGGGCCAGGTTCACCCAGCTCTGGGCCTTGAAGGAGTGCCGGGTGAAGTATAGCGGGGAGGGGCTGACCCGGTCCATCGCTGATATTCGGGTGCCCTTGCCGGAGTTCGGGCGGAAAGGCTATGTTCTGGACGGCCTGTGCTACCGCGTCTATCAGGGGGAGGGCTGGCGGGCTGCCGTCTGCGGACGGACCATGCCGCCGGAGATGATTCAATGGATTGCTCTCCAAATGTCGTAAAATTCCCTCTTTACAACGGTTGGGAATCCTGCTATAATAATCAAGTACCTTAAAGGTATGCGTCCGTAGTTCAATTGGATAGAGCGTCAGATTCCGGTTCTGAATGTTGGGGGTTCGAGTCCCTTCGGGCGTACCATTGAGCGCATATCCGAACCATATATCATTATGGGAACGATATTCGTCCAAACCAAAAGACACCCTTTACCATAACGGTAGAGGGTGTCTTACTTTATTCTCTGATAAATCCGCTTGTCATGGCACACTATATAGCTGGACTGTTGATACTCCCTGTATCGGAAGAAAAACCGGAAGCTTTCGCCGTTTCGTAGGTAATCCCACCTTCTTTGTGGTCAGACTTTGCCATGTTCAGATAAAATGAGCAAATAGTCCCATGTGCCGCCCAGGGAAGACCTACCATGCCGGAAAGCCAGGGTAATGACCCGGTAAACCCTTTATGAATACACCAAGCAGCTAAGACTAATCCACCCACGGTGACTACCCAAAGTAGGCTCCGAATATCCATAACGAGCTTTTTGGAAAAATCTGGGCCTTTCTGTTTCAAAAGCCGCTTTCCCATAATAATCAGACCTTGCCCAGGATTTGAGCGAAACGATACAGGACTGTGACGAACTGCTCACGAGTCAGGAAGTCCTCCCACATTCCGTTAAATTCCGTGCCGGAATTTCCTGAAATCAGACCATTGTTTTTAGCCCACTCCCTGGCTTCCTCACTGTATTGACTGGAATCGTTGTCCCGCAGCTCATTACGAAACTGATTCATAAGAACTTTGAACTGATCGAGGGTCATATCTTCATCTTCCTTTCCGCTCAGGCGTTTATTGACCTCTGCTGCAATTTCCCCATGACGGGAATAGAGATATTCACCGGGGCAAGACTTATTGGCAAACCACCTGTGAACCGTCATGACCATTTCATCGTCCTTTGGGCGGTACGAAATGGATTTTTCCTTGTCCCCAAACCACAGAATTTTCGTCTTTCCGTTTCTACGGCAAATGTCGGTTACAAGATCAAGCATAGCAGCAAACGCTTTCTTGGTAACAGCATAAGGATGCTCTTTTTCACTAGCCACTTCCAGAGTTACTGCTCGGTTATCATTGGTCGTAGAGGAACTGCACCAGGATCGATCCCCTTCGTCAACGCACAGACCAATAGAACCGTCATAGCCTACAACATAATTGCAAGACGCTTTCTTGCTGCTCGGCTGAAACACTTTACACCCTCTTTTAGCTGTGACTTGACCGACAAAGCAATGAATGGTAATTCGGTCAATAGCGTGGTTCCGTGGTTTGTTTTTGTTAGAAGAAATCAGGGTGTAGGTGGCGAGTGGACTATTACTCACTCTTCTCACCCCACCTCATAATCTCTTTCAGCTTATCAAATCCAAACATTGCAGCATAAGCCACCATGAACCCCACTACCACGAAAGATACTACGATGTACCAAGTGATAGATAGAGCTTTAATCTGGAAGTAGGCAAACCCGGCAGCAAGGGTGAGGGCAATAGCCACTACCAGAGCCAGAACATTTGTGGGCAACTTATTCCAAGTAGCTTTCTTAGTTACCTCTACAATTACATTGGTAAGAGCAACAAGACCACCAATGATAGAGATAATGACAGACAAATCCATAACAATTCCCCTTTCAATTTAATGTGGTTAGGTGACCCATTTCTCAAATTCGCTACAAATGCTCTTATAGGACGCTCTATAAGGAGTATTTGTGGTAAAAATCGAAAATGGGTCACCTAAACTCACCTACTTTCCGTCAAGATGGCTTGTGAAAGTCCTCCAAGTCACCAATTCGATGATTGATGACTTTTATCTGTTCCTCAACAACCGGCATACGCCTTGCAAAATTGTTGTGTTCTCGAACCTCACGAGTCAACTCGTCTAATTTTGTTTCCGTTACTGCTTGTGTCTTACTGTTCGCAATGATAACTCCCAAAAGAGTTACGCCGCCGGAAACAAGAGCTACAATGATAGCTTCCACCTTGCTTCCTCCTTACACCAGAGTGTTGATAATCTCTCTGACTACGGCTTTCAGGTTAAACAGGTTGGGAACCTGATTGACCGTGAACACCCCACACAGAATCAGACTGACCCAAGTCTTGACCAAACCGCTATCCTTGGTAAACTTCATCATCATTCACCTCCTTCCAGAACGGAAGCAACCACCTCACGGAGATTGCTCAGGTTAGGAACCTGTTCGATGGTATAGGCCCCCTGTTTAATCAGGTTGAGCCACGCTTTGACCAGACCGCTATCTTTGTTGAACATCGTCTTTACCTCCTTACACCGCGGGGTTCATCAAATTTCCGATTAGAATGGACAGTTCTGCAAGAGCGGTATCCATTTGAAGCTGTTTTGCTTCCTGAGCTACCACCTGTTCCTTCTGATAAGTGGCTTCGCTGATCTCCGTCACGGAAACGCTTTCCGTTTCAGCCAGCTCGTCCCTACCCTCCACATGGTACACGGTGCCCTCGATCACGATCCCTTGGGCTTCCTGTTCACCGCACAGCCCATAGCTGCCGTTATCCTGCTTTTTAACCCAAACAGGGTTCGTAACTGTCGCCAATACCGTTTCGTCTTTGAACATTCGATACATTTCTTTCTCAACCTTTCTTGTTTGGATAGAACCCAAACATGAGCTTGTAAAGGAGATAGGGGCCGTACTGCTTGGGTACCTTGGTAACAACGGAAAAGGTGTGGGTTTCCAGCCTCCTTGCGGTTTCTACGAACTGCATGGAACTTTCTCCCCGCATGGCTTTGATGACTGACATGATTACCCTCCTACGCAGCCCCTTCCGGAGTGAAATTTTTGAAGATGTTGGATTACACACAGAAGCCGAAGGACACGCCATAAGAGTAGGCGGCGTAGTAATCGCTACCGGTACCCGAACTGTTCACACGGCAGAAATAATTGGTGTTGCCGGGAACAGGCGACCGCTCCCACCAGTAGTCCGCATGACCATTGGTCTTCTTAATCCGGCTGTTTCCGGCCTTGTACCAATCGTATTGCCTACCCTCACCGGCGACCGAGTAACTGGCACTGCCAAAAATCTCGATCTCAGCCAGCAGGAACAGGTCATCGTTGGTGGTCTGCGTACCGCTGAAACTGCCGCCACCGGTGCCGGACTTCTTCTTTACAGTCTTGATGACATTGCGGAGAGCGGCGGGAAGCTGGCTCTTGTAGGTGGACATTCTGCTTCTCATGGCAGAACCGTTCCAGCCGCCGGAGTTATCGTTGGAACTGTTCATCTGATCGGTAGCGTTCAGGCAGTCCACAAGCTGGAAGGTGTAAGCTGCCTTTCCACCAGACACTTTATCGTCATGGTTGAAGCCGATGATCTGCACCTCGTAGTTGGTGCCTCCGATGTTTACGGTCTTTGTGTCACCCACCTTGAAGAACTGCTGTGCCATGCCCAGGCGACCGCAAATGTCAATATCATCCCAGTCTGTATCGTTCAGACTGTCCCTGATCTCAAAGGGGTAGACATAGACGATACCCATGACTTCCAGCGTCAATGTCCTCGATTTCAAAGAGCCGTCAAAGGTGTACTGGATAGTCCACTCGCCCAGTGCGGCGGGATAAAGAACCGCTTCACTTCCGGACACCTTAGCGGTGAGAACCTTTCCGCCCTTGCTCATAGTGACTTGGGTGCCATTGTCGGCAATTACATGAACCTCGGCGGCGGACCCCTTCTGACTCAGAGCATACAGAGCGTCATTCACCGTAGGGTCAGATTGACTCAGTCCCAGAGCGGCCTTTGTGGTATCGCTCAGGAGATTGGCCTTATTCTGAGCCGTACCGACCACCATGCACCCGGCGTTTGCTCCGGTAGTGTCGGTATTCAACTGAACATCGAGGTAGCCGTTCCCAGCAATGAGTTGTTCCCGCCATGCCTCGAAGGTGGTGGGCATATCGGAAGGGGCCTTGATGATACTGGACTTTCCGTTGCCCTTGATAATGGTGTCCTTCATGCTGTAAGTTCCTCCTTATTGTCCGCAGTACATTGTCCCGGAATAGCGGAACGCTGCGGTTGTTTGTGTAATGACCTAATGCCTCCTTCTGCTTTTCTTAACCCTTGACAGTCAAGATTAGGAGATATTGTTTTCGCAATATCATGAGCTGTCTTTTTCTTTGCTCCTTCACAACAGCCATCAGAAATGCGAAAATCTGGTGGATTTTCAATCATAAACTCTTTGAGCCATTTGTATCTCTTAATATTCTGGCTGCTATTTTCACTCCAACCGTTACACCACCATCTCAGCGCAGATTTACAGCGTGGGTATTCAGCATATAAATCCTCAAATGATCGATCTTCCCACTTAAAACCGTGTTTTTGTAGGCGGCTAATGTTCTGGCTAACTTGTTTAGACAAGAAAGGTACTCCATATTTTCTTACACCTAACGGGACAGGAATTTTTGCTCTAAAGCGTTTAATCTGAATACCATACTTCACCCGTTTCCTCCCAACCGTCAGAAGGCCGCTTATCAGCCAGACGGATGAAGGTTACGGTCTGCCCCGGCTTGTTCTTGTTGGGCTGAACATCATGCTCAATGTCGCACTCGATGAAGTGACCGATAAGGTCAGTGTGGTCGATCTCGGTCAGCTCGAAGTCATGCAGAGCAGTCTTGGCGAAGTAGCTGAAAGCGTTGTAGGCACCCTCATTGGGAGAGCCATCGGTTTTCAGCAGAGAGAACCGCTCAATGTGCTTGGAGCCGCCCTGCGTCTGCATGGTGACTTCCAGCTTGCCGAATTCCTCCTTGTACTTCACATCAGTGATCTTGAAGACATGAGTCCCTTCGGGAATGAGGGAAAAACCCTCTGTGAGTCCGATTTTAGCCATTGTCGCTTTCCTCCTGTTCGTTATTCAGAATGTTATAACCGTCTTCGTAAATCACGGTTAAGCCGTAAGCACAGGCGGCTTCATGCTCGATACGACAACCACGGGTCTTCTCCCAACCCTTACAAAAGTAAGCTGCGTGACACAGGCTCATGTTTTCCAGAGATTTCGCCAAGAAACACAGAGGAATTTGAACTACGCCCCGACTCTCCATGCTTTCTTTACTGTACCATTCATCGGCAAACAGTGTATTTACGATTTCATAACCACGCTCTTTCAGAGCGGCAATAGCCCGTTCACGGGTAGATACGATTTCTTCCTGAGTTTTTCCAGCCATCGGCTGACTCAACATTGCTTTCAGGTTAGCCATTGTTTGTTCCTCCTTAATTTTCGTATTCAACGGGGAAGATGACACCAACCAACAGGTCATCATCGTCCGGCATTTGCGGGTACTGCTTGACCAGCAGGGCTTTCGCTTCGGCATTGCCGTTGTCAATGTCGTAAGCGTATAGGATTTCGCAGAAATCGGACTTCTCGATCAGCGACCAATCATCGTTGCTGATAGCGATAGAAATGTCCTTGCTCTCCGCAGAGAATACCCGAACACAGTCCTTAATCTTGCCGTCAGGGTACGGCATGATTGCCTTTGTCAGCTCGGCATACTTGGTGCAACCGACCTGAGAGATCATGCGGTCAATGGGTTTGGGCATATCCTGAATGGCGGCAGCGGTGACGCTCTGGACGGTACAAGGAATGAGCATGAACACAGACGGAGAAGCCAGCCAACGGTCAAAACCACGGTTGTAGATAATGCCGCTGGAAGCCAGAGACTTGACGAATTTCTTGAACTTCATGAATTAACCCTCCTTGATGATTTTCGGGGAAATGCGGTAAGAGTCCTCGGTGGTGGTGTACTTGTCCAGCACACCGTCAGCTTTCATAGCGTCCTTGTCGATTTTCGAGGTGGAAGACCGACTCACTTCCCATGTGTAGGAAGAACCGGTGATAGACACTTTCTTGTCACCGTCACGGAACTGAGCAATGGCGAGCTTTTTCAGCATATCGGTCACGACCTTGTACCGCTTCTCGTCCTCAGCGACCTCGGCGGCGTGAGCGTCCAGCTTGCCTTTCAGAGCTTCCGCTTCCTTCACCAGAGCTGCCATGTCGGTTTCAGGAGACAGGTTGTTGGTGCGAAGGACTTTCAGGATTTCAGCGTCCTTCTTCTCGTCATACTCAGGGGAAATACCGCTTTCCACATGGTCTTTCCACCATTTCAGAGCCGGTTTGACATACCGCTTCTCGAACTCCGGGTAACGCTCAGACACCTTAAAGGGACGGGTGATGGTGTTGTCACCGCTGCACACGAATTTGGAGGGGTCATCATAGTCCGTGGCTTCGAGGAAGGAAGCGACCATGATAACATCGTCCACGCCGAGAAGGTAGGCATAGAGAGCTGCTTGCAGGGCATAATACTCAGGAATATCCTCAGCCCAATCCTCCACACGCTTGGAGGTCTTCATTTCCAGAACCTTGGAGGGTTTACTGTCCTTGTCGTACAGAAGGTAGTCCCACATACCTCCAAGGACTTCGACATCCGGGAAGAAATCACCCCAAGTCTTCTTGAAGTAATCGGCACCCCACACATCGGTAGGAGTTACCAGATTGCTCATGAAGTAGGCTTTCTTCATGTACTCAGCCTGTTTCGGCTCAATGGTCTTACCGGCAATAGTGTAGATCGTGTCCTCAAAGGGCTTCTGGTAGGTGCGGGTGATCTCACACCAGACCTCAAAGGGAGTAGACCAGGGGTTGAGGCC